TGGTATACCCATTACTCTTAAAATTTCCTTACATTGTTCCATTTGTTTAGAAGTAATAACTGTACTTTTTTTAAATAATTTAATTTTACGAGTTGTATCATCATCGTCAACATCTTCTAATAATTTTTTTGCAACTTGACGATCAGTTTTTCGTTTATCTAATACATTATTTTTTAAATCTGGTGGTTTACCATCAAAAACAAAAATTGGAATGATTTGATTGTCTAAATAAAGTAGAGTTTTACTTACAACTGCATGAATATGACTAGTTATATCTCCACTTGTATTAATCAAATCAGCTGATGTATTGCGAATAGCAATTACATATGAATAGATTAAAAGACTTGCATCTAAAACAATCTTTTTATTTTCAAAATCTTTAAATTGTTTTTTTGAAATTGAATTAGGGGCATATAAATTGAGTAATGCACTTAGGTTTTTAATTCCCATAAATTTAGTATTTTTATATATATGATTAATAAAGAAATATAATAAAACAAGTAATATTCAATTTTTTTAAATTAATTTTATAAAATTATTATATCCTAATTATATATGAGTAAAATTATTAATAATTTTCAATATATAGAATTTTTTACAGAACCAAATAATAATGATACTGAAGAATCTCCTACTAATTCTAATAATATAGATAATCAAAATACAGATAATGAAGATGCGCAAAATGAAGATAATCAAAATACAGATGATCAAAATACAGATGAAGAGAATGAAGATGATCAAAATACAGATAATCAAAATGAAGATAATCAAAATACAGATGATAAGACTAATAATATTGAAGATGAATCACAAGATGAAATTGATGATGATGAATTAGATGAAGGTGATGATCCGGAAGAGAATGAATTAAATGATATGTTAAATGAAGATGAACAAGATGATGATGAATTATCAGATGATGATATTAATAATTTAATTGGAAATAAATTTAAGGATGATCCATCAAAAGATGAAATAGATAACGATGTATATGAACAACCAACAGGAAATAATGATGATAAAATGGATTCATTAAAATATGATGAAAAACTAACTGATTTAGATATTGATGATGACGATGATGATAATTTATTTACACAAGGTGGATCTAAAGGGGAAGCAGCTTTAAATCAAATAAATTCAATTCAAGAAGATGGTGATGAATTAGCCAACTTATTATTATCAATACCACTTGATTTTATAAATTTATTAATAGAAACACATGTAAAATTAATTGGTACCGTATTACAAGGACCAATTAATAAAACTGATGAATATCTACAACCAATTAGACAAGCATTAAATGGATTATATATATTAGTTCAACCAATTGTTCAATTAATTAATAATATGATTGGATTACCATTTGCTGTTGGAGCATTATTATGGAGTACATTATGTAATGTAATGAAAGTATTTGGTGTCAGTTTAGGATGCAAAACTAATTTTAAACCTTTTAATTTTTTAATTGAAGTTTTTGATGTTATTACAAATATAAATCCATTTAAATTAAAAGATTTCTACTTTAATGAAGATTATAGAGCTAGTTTTATGCAAGGAATTAAAGATATTGGAAAAAAAATAGCAGAAGCTATTATATTAATAATAAAAGTTATGAATACAGTTACAAAAATAATAGAATATTTAATTAATGGTATGAAAAAAGTAGTACAATTAATAGTAGATGTTACAAGTTCAGATAATTTACAAAATTTCCTATTAGTTTTAATAATGATAAGTATATTTTATATTGTACTTTTTGGAACTAATAAATATATATCTATATTTTTTTAATTTTTATTAGTATTTTTTTCTTAAGTAAATTATGAGCGATATTTTACCAACAGATAATAAAATATTAAATAAAACAATTCAATTTTATAATAATGTAGATATTGGTATAGATTCAGTTCTTGAAAAAACTGAAACAGTTGTTAATCAAGTATCCGTATTATTAAATTATTTATTTGACTTTATGAAAAATGCATTAAAAAAGAAAAATTTAAAAAAAATATTTTTTATATTATTTATGTCATTTGCAATGTCCCTTTTAATTTTTGGACTAAATATTGTATTTGGAAAAATAATTATTTAGAAATTTTTGAAATATTATATATATAATTTTTTTATATAATATATATATAGTAAAATGTCTGATAGACCAAATATAGAACCATTCTTTGATTTAATTATTAAAGCTATTAAAAAATTGTTAAATGCACTTGTTATGGGAATTTTAAGACCTATAATAAATGTATTAAAAAAATTAGTAAAGATTTTAATCGATTTTATATCTGATAAAGTACTAAAACCAATTTTTACACCAATCGGTAATGCTCTAACATTTATAGTCGCTCCATTAAAACCTTTATTTGCTTTTATTGCAAAGATTTTAGATTTTTTAGTCAGCATATTGAAGTTTTTAGCAAATATAGTAGATATGATATTAAGTTTACCATTTAGAATATTAGGTGGTATGGGATTAATATCATATCCTGATGCACCAGATCCAAGATTTAAAAATTTAGGAGATTTAAATGCTGTAAATAAGTTAAGTAATTCAATTAGTAATGTTAATTCAAATTTAACTGATTCAGCAAACAGTGTTAATAAAGTAGTAAATCAACCAAATATGATTATATTTTTAACTATTATAATATTAGCAATATTATTTATATTTTTTTATTATGTTTATGATCAATTTGGTAGCATAATTGATGCAGCTATAGCAGGAGTTAAAAATTTTTTCTATCCTGAAGCAGCAGCAGAATAAAACATTTAAAAATTATATTTTTTTATAATTTTTAAATTTTATTATATATTAATAATATAAGTAATCATGAGTGGAAATATAAAATTAGATGCCCAAAGAATATTAAAATTAAAAGATATAGTTAAAATTACATCAGAATCAAATAGTACACAAGTACCTCTTACTCCTGATCAAATTAGTAGAATTGCAGATATTGCAAATAGATTTAATATTACTTTACCATTAGATGTTTTAAATGTCTTATATGATAATAAACGTAATACAAGTTTTATAAATAGTTATGTTCGACCGAGAATCATTACATTCTTAACTGCTAAAAAATTATTATCTGCTCCAAATGATAAATATTTTGATATCAAACTATTAAATTTATGTATCAGAGTTAAAAAAGAGACATTAACATTTGAAGATGCTGAAGTATCACAAACAAAACTATTTGATGATTTTGAAAGTTTAAAAGTTGCTTGTAAATTATATGTATGGAATGTAAAATTAAATAATTGTGCTAAATTAAATTTATTAGATGAAACAGAAATTATTGCTCAATATACTAAAGAAACTGGTAGATTGTGCAGAATCGCAAATGTTCCAGTTAAATATGAACCACCTGCAGATGAAGAACAAACTGATGAAGATAGTAGTATAAATCCAGAAGATCAAGCAGATGAGCAAGAAGATGAGGAAACAGGTGAACAAACAGGTGAAGAAACAGGTGAACAAACAGGTGAAGAAACAGGTGAACAAACAGGTGAACAAACAGGTGAACAAACAGAGCAAACTGCTCTAGATACAGAGCAAACTGCTCTAGATACAGAGCAAACTGCTCCAGAACAACCAACAAATCCAGAATCATTTAATAATATTGAAAAATTTAGTCATACTTTTACAGATAGTGATTATCAATATATTATCACTACTGCAGTATTTATATTTATATTATATTTAATGTATATAACTTACAAGAATAAATAAAATTATAAAATTATTTTATAATTTTATTTTATAACTAATAATATATGTCGAAAGAAGATTTAAAAAGAGCCGAAATAAGAAGTAGATTTAAGAAGAGTACTCCAGCACCAGAACCAACTATAGATGTTAAAAGGAATGCAGCAATTTCTACTATAAGTAGAATTATTCTTGATTTTTTTGCACGAAATAATGTAAGAAATAATATAAGAAAACCAATTTCTAATTATAATTTAAAACAAATTATTAAATTAGCAGAAAAATATAAAATATTATTAATATCAGATGCTATTAATTGTTTATATCTTCCTGAAAATAGAAATAATGTTGGAATAATAATTTCATATTTTAATAAACGTATTGAAGATTTTTTTAATTCACAAAATTTACTACCACCTAATGGAGATCCATTATATCAAATAAATCTTCTAAATTTATGTATTAAAGTTAAAAAAGGAAGTTTAAATTTTAATGATGCACTCTTTAAAATAAATAATCCAGAAAATAGACTATTTAATGATATGTCATGTTTTAAGGGAGCTTGTAATCTATATATATGGCATGTTAAAATAAATGAATGTGTTCCATTAAATAATTTAAATCTTGTTCTTCCAAAAACAGATAAAGATAATAAAAATATTTATCAATCTGATAATGAATATAATGATGCTGAAAGTAATAGAAAATCAGAATTTTTAACAATATACACTCCATTAATTGGTCGTAAATGTAAAATTGCAAATGCTCCTATAATTAATCCACCAAAAGATGAAGCTCAGCTTGCAGATGAAGCAGAAGGAGTTGAACTTCCAGATACTGATACGCCATCTAATAAAAAAAATGATGAAAATTCTGATGAAAATTCTGATGAAGATACGGATGAAAGTGCGGATGAAAGTGCGGATGAAAGTGCGGATGAAAATACTGATGAAAGTGCCAATGAAAATACTGATGAAAATGCGGATGAAAATACTGATGAAAATGCGGATGAAAATGTAGATGAAAATACTGATACAAATTCAGATCAAACTACTTCAGAAACCGAGCAAATAAATGATGAAACAACAAATGATAATTCAAATAATCAATTAGATAATGCAGAACAATTTAAGCAATATAATTTAGATTTTATTAAAAATTATAATGAAGATGATTATATTTATTTTATATTAGTTGCATTATTATTAACCTCATTATTTTTTATTTATCTAAGATATAAGTAGAATAAAATATGGGAGGAGGAGAAAGTAAACCTAGAGTAACCGGACCAATGCTCTTAATAGATGAACAAACACGAGTTTTTTATGCCTATCAATATTCGGGTTATTGGTATAGATCGCCATATAATTATATTGCGTATAGTCCAGATGGTGATGGAAGAGGAGGAAAAGGACAAACATATGATGCTCAATCTATATTAGAATTGAGTTTTAATTATATAATAAATAAAGTTCCAGAACACGGTGATGAAGCAACTAAAATAAATCAATGGAAAGAATTATTAGTTTTTTATTTACCTAACATATTACCACGTGTAAAACCTAATAACACTATTAAACAATTAGTAGATCAATTAGTAGAATTAAAATTAACATTAGAAAGTAAAAATGATTTAGATAGTAATCCAAATACACAGACAAGAACAATTGATTATTATCATAATACTAAATTACTTTATAGTCCGATAGATAATAAATATTTAGCTATAATTGGCGGAGTTAGTAAAAATATAGCAGGATCTGATTATTTATCTAATACAATAAGAAATTTTTTAGAAAGAAAAATTAGACAACAATTTACTAGAGATAGTTTACTTAAAGGTTATGAAAACGATGATAAATTTTTTTATAGTATGTGTGTAAAAGTTATTGAAGATAAACCATTAAATATGTATGGTGATAATGAAACTCCAATTCCAAATATTAACAAAGAAGCATATGATGATAGTGAATTAAAACGTGTAGGTATTTTTGAAAATGTTGAATCTTTAAAAGGAGCTTGTAAATTTTTATTATTTATAGTTAGAAAAAAAAAATGTTCTAAATATATAATGCAAAATACTAGAGAAGCACCTGATGAAAATGAATATAGAACTTGTAGAATAGTTGGAGTAGATGCTATAAATAAACCACAAAGTGTTTTGGATGCTGAAAAAGAAGCTAAAGAAGGATTTGAAAATTTTGAAGATAGTCAGTCTACAAGTGAAAGTGTTAACCAGACAACATCTACTTTACCAAAAATAGAAAAATTTCAAGAAAATAATATTTTTAAAAAAATAGAAACTAATCTAAAATTAGTTTTAGGTTATACTTTAATTGTTGCAGTTATTGGTATATTATTATATATTTCTCCGGCTGTATTTAATTTATTATATTCATTAATTGCTAATTACATTATACCAACTATACTTGCAATATTAAGTGTATTAGGTGAAACATTATTAGTAATGACTAAATTAGTTTCTGCATCTATGGAAGCATTATTTGCTTTAATAGGAATTATTTCTGAAGGCACTATAAACATTTTAAGTAGTATATTCAGTGTAATATCTGATCTATTTATGGTTTTTATGAGATTTGGAGCAGATGGTGCATCAGGAGCAGTTCATTATGTAATAGATCAATTAAGCACAGTATTTAAGATAATTACAGAAGGAGGGCAATCTATTTTAGAGTTAATATATAATCTATTTAGTTCATTAGCAGAAAAAATATTTAATTATATAAAAAAATATTATATGACTATTAATAATATAGAAGCAGAATGAATATAATCGAAAATTTTAATGATGGCTTAATAAAAGGACTTGAAAAAAAATTAGATATCACAAAAAAAGCAATTAACTCTTCAATTGATCAAACTGCAAGTAATGTTGAGAAAAGTTTAACATCCGTTTTAGGTCCAGATGGTAAACCTGGTATGTTTGATCCATTATATAATATAATGTTTAGGTTATTAATAAAACCATTTGATAAAAAAGCAAAATTACAGCAAAAGGATAAAGGTATATTTAAAATTATTGGTATGTCTATAATGTTATTAATTATGACTACTTATAATTTTATTGTCGGTAATACTTTATCTGCAAATAATTATATAGTTGAAAAAACTGTTTCACCAGTTATTTCATTAAGTGAAAATGTAATTGGGTATCGATCAGATGGAAGAAGAATTGGACCAGAAAGAAAACCTAGTGAAAAAATTCCTTTACTAATGAAAATTTTAAAAACTATTTTAAAAAGTATAGCTAGTTTATTAGATCTAATTTTAATGGCATTTTCAAATCAAGTTGATGTATTTACTACTATTGTAAGAGATTTATTAGGGAAATAAATACGTAATTTACCAGTTTAACTAGTTTACCAAGTTAACGAGTTAAGAATTTAATAATAAATAAATATTTAATAAATATTTAATTATATTTTATACTAAAGTCATATTAGATTTTTCTTTTAAATATCTTAGACTAATACTTTCTACTAATAATCCACCATTTGCATAAATTCCGTAATTTTCATATATATTATCATTTTGAAGTGCTAAGTGCCAAACTGTATATTTTCCAGATTTTGTCCATGGTTCTGCTCGTTCATCTAGTGATGCAATTAATCTATACTTATAATCTGTCATATAAATATCTTTTAATTCTTTTATTGTATTTTTTCTTTGAATTTCAGTTAATTTATCTACTAATATTGCATGATATTCAGTTATAATCAAATCTTCTTTTAATTCAGGATAGTTTTCTTTTTTACATTTATATAAAACTGGTTTCTCACTAGTATTATTTACCATTGAATAACCTATTATTTCAACTGATTTATAAGAATAATCCATTGTTTTTACTAGCATCCCTTTTCGAATATCTTCAATTGGTATATATACATCTTTATTATTTATCAAACATAATATTGTACTGCCTTCTAAGAAGCATGGAACTGGTACACCAACTGGTTCCGCATATTCATTCATAGGACCAAGTAATAAACGAGGAATATTTTCTGTAAATTGTGTTTCGTGCGAAAGCCCTTCATTGAATACAAAACCAGAATTTGCCTTAATAGGATAACTATTTGAATCTACAATAAGTTTACCAGGTGAGTCATTGAGGTAAAGTAAATATGTATTCTGAAAGGTAGATTTACCAGTATCTATGTGTGGGGCCGTATCTCCCTTAACCCATCTCATAGGTATTGAAGTGCATGTAGAAAGATCTAAGCTAAATCGTGATTGTAAAGTATCACGAATAGAATCAGTAATCGGTACTGAAAAATATACCATTCCCGATGATTTAGAATCTAAAGATATTTTGGCTGCAATAACCTCAGGAAGATTATTTAAATAATTAATTTCTTCATCTGATAGCACATTAGTGTAAATAGATGTCATTTTTAATAGTATATATTATATTAATATAATAAGTAATAATTATATTTATTAAACTAGTTTTTAATTGTAAAAATATAATAATTTTAAAATAATTCAAAATCTAGACTTTTTTATAGACTTTTAAGATTTTTAAAAAATTTTAAAAAAAACCTAAAAATTCTATTTTAATATCATTTATCATATTCTCTTTTGGATAAGTTATCTAAAAACAATACGATAAAAATAAAAATAATTTTTTTTTCAGAAAAATCGGATCCTCCGGCCAAAAATGAAAAGTAAAAAATCCTGAACTTTTTTTTCGAAATTTCTTCCACTCACACTCTCTAAAATTGATAAATTTTGCATTTCATACCTTTTTAGGTATTTTATCAATTTTAAAATCGGTACTTTTCATACCTTTTTATGCTGTCTTATCAATTTTAACACGAATGGTATACCATACTATTTTTTTTACTTGACTTGAATTAGTAAGAAAATAAACCATATAATAAAAATAAAATAAATTTATCAATTTTAAAATTGATAAAAAAAATTACAAAATTGATAAATTTATTATAAAATTGATAAAAATTATTTTAAAATTGATAAAAAAAATTACAAAATTGATAAATTGAAATTACATCATAAAATGAAATAAAATAAATGTAATAGATGTTTATATAATCTAAAAATAATTATTTATCAATTTTAAAATTGATAAAAAAATTATAAAATTGATAAATATATATAGATTAAACTATTTATAAAATAATGGAAAACTATAAATGTAATAATTGTTTGGATTTCTTTAAAACTAAACAGCAATTAGATAGACACTTAAGTAAAAAAAATAAATGTACCATTAAAACAAATTTTCAATGTTTTAACTGTAATAAATACTTTAGGTCTAAATACTACCTAAAAGATCATGTTTCTAATAAATGCACATCTTCAACAGATTTAATAGTAAAAGATAAGCACTCTGATGTAGAAATTGCAATAACTGAAATTTTATCGAGTACAATAGACGATACTTTAAAAACAGAATTATTAAAAAAACACAATATTAATTTATTAGATGATCAAATATTAAAAATAATTAATTCTGATATGAATATTAATGGTAAAATGATAAATTTAAAATCATGTATAAATGATCCAAAATCACACCAAACTGTTATTGCAAATATAACAAATAATACCATAATAAAAAATTCTCATAATACAACAAATATTATGATAAATAATTTTGGAAAAGAAGAGATAGCATATTTAGATAGTGAATATTTTAATAATTTAATAATGAATCAGCATATTGAGAAGGGGTATGTACAACTCATTAAGGATATATATTTAAATAAAGAACATCCGGAAAACGGAACAGTCAAAATAGAGAATATTAATAATAAATATGCTCTAGTTTACGACAATGGTAAGTGGAATACAATATTAAAATATGAATTAAGAGAACTTCTTCATAAAAAAAATTATACTATTTTAAAAATGCATTATGATAAACTAAAAAAATCTATGAGTATCCCTAAAAGAGAAGAAACATATGCATTTCTAAAAAGAGATGATACAACAGATCCACATATGATGTATGTGATTGATAAAATAATTCTTTTATTTTACAATGATGATGAAAAGATTATTTAATCTTTCAAAAACTGTAAATTAATCTTTTCAATAAATAAATAAGTTTCAAAGAAATTATATTTATCTAGATCAAATTTAAATTTATTTATCATTTCAAGTGTAATTTCATTAAAATTATTAACTATTATACAAGGAAATTTTTCTAATAAATCAGATAATCCATTTTTTTCAATAATTGGTATAGATCCCATTAATAATGTTTCACAAAAACGGTGTGTATCTAATCCATTTCCTCTTGGACATAAAATAAATTTATAATCATTTATTTTTTCTAAATATTTATCAAAATTCATCTTTTGTCCAAAATCTGCAATTTGTGAATTAGCAAATACTTTATTTATATTATCTCTCGATAAATGTGTATCACCAAAATAAGATATAAAAATTTTGTTTATTTTATCATTAAAATTTTTTCGATTCTTGTAACTTTCAAATAATAATTCTTGATCACCAGATATACCTGATGCAGTGCCATTACGACATCTGTCTGGTTCACTAAATCCAATTAGAAATTTATATACTTTTGGATGATTTTGAATACTAATATTAACACCAATCCATTTTATTATTTTTTCATCATTTAGATATTTTAAATATCTATTATCAATCTCATAATCAGATACTCCAGTAATTAAATAAAATTTACTAGTTATTTTAGGATAAATATAAATAAAGAATTGATCTAATAAATCTGTTTTTACAAATATTTTATCTCCTTTTTTAAATTTATTTAAATCAAATTGTTTATAATTGTGCAATGGAGTAATTCCGTATTCAT